TGGTGAGGCCTAGCCAGACCAGACCAAGCCGGTCGATGGCGTCGCCTGCGGTGCGGATCTGGTCGGCATCCTGATCCGACACCGCCACGCCAAAGTCAGTGATGTCCTGTGATGCCTGGCGCAGCGTGGCGCTGTCGATCCGGCTGAAGGCAAGCGCCGCCTTGTCGCCGAACAGGGCCGAGGCAACTGCTGCCCGTTCAGCAGGCGGGACAAACTTCACCATCGCGTCCTGAATGGCCGCAATGCGCTCGTCCAGCGGCAGCGCCTGCAGATCGGTGACGGTCAAATGCAGCCGCTGCAAGGCATCGACCGCCGTGCCGGTGCCGCCTGCGGCTTCGGACAGGCGCGTGGTCAGCTTCTTGCTGGCCTGCTCGATCTCGCCCATCGAGACCCCGGCCAGATCCCCGGCAAAGGTCAGCACCTGAATGCTGCGGGTGGTGGTGCCGAGCGATTGTGCCAGATTGGCCTGCGCGTCGATGGTTTCAAGCCCGGAGCGGACCATGGCAACACCCGCCGCAGCCGCCGCGGCAACGGCCACGGCGGCGACGATTTTCACCCTGCTTGCGAAGGCCGCCAGCCTGGCATTGGCCGCATCGGCTTCCCTCGACATGCGGCCAAAGCCCCGGGCCCCGGCGTCACCGACACCTTCCAGTTCGGCGCGCACCTGTTTGCCGCCGACCGCCGCAAGGCGGACGCTCACACGTTTTTCTGCCATCACGGGTTTCCGATCTTCTCGTTGATGCGGCGAACCATGACCGCCTCCAGTTCCGGCAGCAGCTCGGCCACCACCATCGGGTTCAGGCCCAGCGCATGGGCCAGCGCCAATGCCGCACCCATGTCCCAGCCCAGCACCGCGCTGCCCGCCACCCGCATCTGGCCGCCCAGACGGCCGACCAGGTCCCAGACCTGCCAGCCGTCATGGCTCAGCGGCTGGTTCAGTCGGGCAGGGCAGTCCGGGCATTGCGTTTGACAGGCCGCGCAGTAGCTGTCGCCCCCGCTGAAGTGCCAGTCAGCGAGGGCGCAGAGCCGTTTTTTTCGGCGTCCAGCAGCATGCCGCGGCTGACGTAGAGCAGGTTGAAAGCCTCGAAGATCGGCCAGAGCGACAGCAGGGCGTCGATGCCGTCCGGGCTGATCGCCAGCACATGACCAGCCTCGTCGCCCACCCCCTCCCAATCGACGATTGCGCGGCGGGCAAGGGCTGCGGCAAACACCGCCGCCCTTGTGTCGTTGCTGGCATCGGCAGCCAAATCCTGCACGGCTGGGTCGGAGCGGGTGGCGACCATCAGCGCCGTGGTCAGCGGCAAAAGCTGCAGCCGCACACCGTGGCCAAGATCAAGCCATTGCGGCTCGGGCGAGAGATTGATCCGGATCATGCGTAACTCGCGATGCTGTTGATGAGGACGGCGGTGCACATCCGCGCCGGGCTGGTGGCAAGGGCTGCTTGCCAGTCGAAGGACGCCTGCACGCCTTTGGGGCCTTTGATCTCGATGCGCGGGCGCGGCAGATACACCGCGTGGGCGGTCAGCGTCAGGCTCTCACCGCTGCCCAGCACATAGCTGAATTCCAGCGCCGCCGCCGTGCCGTTGATCGCTTGGGTCAGCAGCGTGGTGTCGGCAAAGCGCACGTCGATCTTGCCCGTCAGCGCCGCGATGGTCGGATCGGCCCCTTCGATCTTGCCATCGGAGCGGATGGTCTCGATCCGGTCGAGATTGTTGGCATAGGTCACATCGGCAGACACGATATTGCCCAGCGCCACCCCGTCGCGCCTGATCGCACCGTTGAAATGCCCGAACCGTTTGAGAGCGATGGCCGCCGGTGTGCCAGCAGCCGTTGCGCCTGCGATGGTCTCGCCCTGCGCCACCAGCATGACCTTGGAACTGAGCAGCCCCGAGCGTTCGACCTGCCAGGAAAGCTGATCCAGCACGCAGCCGGAATACATGGCATATCGCGGCACTTCCGGCATGCCGACCTCAATCGACAGGCTGGGCAGCGTCCAGTTGCCAGAGAGAAAAGTGTGGGCGTTCAACCCGCCGGTCAGCGTCGCCGCCGACACCGTGCCGTTCGAGACCGGCGTTGTCGATGCCGCCAGAGTGAAGGCGTTTCCGGTGGCACCGAGAGTGTCGTGCAGAACGGTCAGCGCAGTGGCCGTGCCGGTGTAGGTGGCCAGCGCCACCCCCGCAATCACGCTGGCGTTCAGAGCCACGGCCAGCGCTGTCATGGTCGCCGACAGAGTGGCCCCGATGTTGACTTGCGCTCCCGTGGCACCCGATGCCACGAAGGTGAAAGCCGTGCCGTTGATCGTCACCGTCGCGTTGACCACCGGCTGCGCCGAAAAGCTGATCGCGCCGCTGGCCGCCGCAGACCCCGCCGTGGTGGGTGCCCCGAACGCGGCTTTCAGCCAGAAGCCAAAGCCCACCGCATCAATCGGCACCTCCACATCGCCATCCGTGGTGATCGCGTCCAGAATGGGTGCCAAAGGATCGCGGCCATAGCCCAGAAGCTCGGAGTTCAGCAGCGGCTGCTCGGATGCCAGCGAGCTGGTGATGAAGGGCATTCTGGTAAATCCGGCCCCCGGCGGGGTGCCGTAAACCGTCTCGAACGCAAGCGCCATCTGCGCCCGCGCTCCTTGTGCGCGTGCCATGTCAGTATCCTTTTGTCAGGGAAATTAGTTGAGTGGGTCGGTTGTGGCGTAGTGCAGCACGACGACGATCACGGCGGCTTTCAGCGCCGCCGCCCCCTCGATGGGCAGATCGACCGGCTCGGGCGCTTCGGCCTCGACCCAGTCGCACAGGCCGCCCAGCGTGCGGTCAGAGGCCAGCACCGCGCCGATATTGGCCGTCAGCGCATCAAACAGCGCATCGCGCCCGGTCCCGGCCTGGATCACCACCTCCAGCTCGGCCCGATGCTCGTAGAAATAGGTCAGCGGCGACAACGTCACCTCCGGCTCGCCCGGCTTGCCGTCGCGCAGAATGATCAGACCAGTGGCCGGGATGCGTTCCGGCAGCACATCCCCGCGCAGCACCGGGGCGGCAAGGGTTTGCAGCCGCGCTTGAAGGGCGACGAGAATGGTTTCGCGTTTGCTGGGCATCACAGGTGATCCTCCACCCAATTACGCACGATGCTGCCCGGAATGGCGGCCTGCGCCCGTTCGGCATCCCTCGCCAGATCCAGCCGCTTGGGCAGTTTCACCTGCCGCACCAGCAGGAAGATCGGCACCGTCACCTGACCGCGCCCGGTTTTCGACTTTGAAACCGCCGCTTGGCCGCGCGTGTTCAGCCGCACGGCATCCGCCACCAAGAGGCTCGGTCCCCGGCGGCGATAAACGAAGCGCAGGCGCAGACCGGTCTTTTGCTCCCACGTCCCGGGCGTGACGCGCTTGCCGCCCAGCGCCTTGCCAGCGGCGGGCAGCGGGATGGCCAGCCAGAAGCCGTTGCCCGAGCGGATCAGCGGGCCGGTATCATGTGCGCCGATGATCACCGGCGCGTTCGACCAGACGAGGGCAGCGGCATCCAGACTGTTGCGCCCCTTGGGGTAGACTTGCTGTCGGATGGTGTTGGCCAGCCGCTGACCCAAACCCGCGCCGGTGATCTGCCCCCGCCAGGCTGATTTGAGGCTGGCACCGGCTTGGGCCATCGTGGTCGAGACCGCCTTCTGGCCCGCTGCCACTTCGGCGCGCATCAGCGCCACGATGTCCGGGGCGAATTTCACGTCGATTTTCATACGGGCCTCATATCCAGCGTCCAGATCAGGCGTTCGCGGTCGAGCTTCGGCTCGCCCTGGATGATGAAGCTTTCAAGCCCGATGTTGATCCGGTCGCCGGGCGCGGGGGTGGGCAGGTCGGCGATGCGCGCATCGAGCAGGGTGGTCTCCGACAGGATGCGCCCGGCGCCGAAGGGGGTGATCTCGTCGGGCGATTTGCGGATGACCCGGACGGCAACGCCAGGGCCGACCCCGCCCGCAAGCCAGAGGGCATTCACCGCCATGTTGCGGTCGGCAAAAATCGCGGTCATGGCGATGGCGAAGGCGGTCATCGCGGCCCCCGATCAGTTGGAACTGAACAGGCGGATCGCGGTGCGCGGGCGCTTGTTGACCGGCAGGATCGAGGCCTCGGTCAGGATGTTGATCCAGCGGTCCTTCTCGTCCATCAGTTGGCGGGCATAGAGCGGCAGGCCGATGGTGTTGGCGAGGCTGATCTGGTTGGCCGGGCCGCCGTAGGTGGTGAAGGTGTCGATGGTGCCGATCGGGAAGGCGACGCCCTCGCCTGCCGGGATCAGCCGTTCCGCCGCGCCAGTGGAAAGCGTGACGGTGCCGCGGTATTCCTCGAACAGGATGCCCGCGAAGGGGA